CTGTAAGTTTTGCAAAAGTAACTTCTAATCTTATTACTGGTGCTACTGCTGAAACATCTATTGATGGTGCAGATAGTATTTTAATTTATGACGATAGTGCCACAACATTAAAAAAGATGACTAGAACTAATTTTGTTGCAGGAGTTGGTGGTGTTAATACTCCAGCTTTTTTAGTTACAACAGCTTCAACAAATAATACTACAGGTGCATCAACTTTATTTAAATTTGACTCAGAAACATTTGATACAGATAATTGTTTTGATAATACAGCATCTAATTATAGATTTACACCAACTACTTCTGGTAAATATTTTCTTTATACTCAAACATTACCTTTTAATCTTGGACCAACTTATAATTTAATTGATAGACAGTTATATATAACTAAGAATGGAACTACTATAGCAAGATGTAGTCAATTTACTAGTGCTGGAAGTACTTACGCAGAAGAAATGAATTGTGCTGTTATAGGTACTGCAAATGGAACAACAGATTATTTTGATGTTAGATATGAAATAAGTGTAAGTTCAAGCACATTACAACATGATGGCGGTGCTTGTAATTTTTTAGGATATAGAATTATAGGAGCATAATATGGCACACATACAAACAAAAATAAATTTATACGCAAATAAAAAAGTTGATTTTAAAACAGAAGTTCGACTTAGAGATGATTCTGATGGTAATGGTATTTATATTTATGAATGGAATTTAGATATTGCTAAACCTACTATTGAACAATTAAATGAATTTGAACAACAAGGTAATGTTTATGAATATAATTTAGAGCAAGTATCTAAAAGACAAGTTGAATATGGTTCTATTGCAGAGCAAATAGAGTTCATTACAGAAAATGGTTTAGATGCTTGGCAGAATAAAGTTCAACAAATTAAAACTAAATATCCTAAGGAGTAATCATGGCACTAACACAATTAAGAAATTTAGGAATATTAGCTAATGCTGGAATAACAACAACTAAGCTGGGAACAGGTGCGGTATTGCAGGTTGTTCAAACTTCTACAACGACAACTACTTCAATTACTTCTACAAGTTTTGTTGATATTACAAATATGAGTTTAGCAATTACACCTTCTAGTTCTAATAACAAAATTTTATTTGTTGCAAATTG